CCAGCGGTGTCGTGCCCCCTGCGCGTGAGCCCAGCAAGCCCAGCCAGTCCACCATCGCCGGCATGAGGGCTGTTGCTGCGCTACAGCATGAATGGCTGGTGGATGAGGCAGAGCGCTTCGTGAGGGCGCAACTCGGCAAGAGTTTGGAGCGTTGCTATCGCGACGAGTTGCTGGCTCTCTCCGGTCGAGGCGACAAACTAACGAGGTTCCTTGCCACGTTGGCGAGCCGCACACCGCCGGGTGCTTCGCTGGGCGACCATGTGAGCAAGGAAGAGCTGCGGGCGCTGGCCAAGGCCCTGATGATGGAGAACGTCCATGCGTGAGGACTTTGCCATTGACGCGCTCAACGGTCTGCATCGCCGCCGCAAGTTCCTCATCAAGGTGCAGCAGAAGATCACCAATGCCACTGGCGCCATGATCAGGCAGGAGATGGGCTGGTCAGTGTCGCTCCCAGAGAAGGAGCGCGAGGTGATCCGTAAGCGGGCTGAGACGGCCCTCACGGCCATCATCAAGGGCAAGGTTGTTCCCGGCCTCAGCGATGAAATTGTGGCCGACGCGCAACTGGCGCTCGCCAGCAAAGCGCCCTTCGACAAGCAGCGACTGCGCATTGAGGCGCAGATGCGCAAGATCGCCCGGGCGCTGCCGGTTTTCCCTTGGGTCGACCATAAGGACCGCAACGGCTTCAGCGATTTAGGCTTGGCGGTCATCGTGGGCAATGCTGGCGACCTGTCAAACTATCCGCGCGAGGGACAGCCCGCCAGAAAGGGCAAGAGCGCGCTCCACAAGAGATTGGGCCTAGCCCCGAAAGACGCCTATTGGGACCCATCGGTCAATGACGGCAAGGGCGCCTATTTGGTGCCGCGGCAGCGCCGCTCGCAAAGCTTTGTGTTCTGCGGCGACATGGTGCTGCGCCAGCAGTGGCGGAAGGAAGTCACGGACCCCGAGACCGGCGAGGTTACTCCGGCTCATGCCATCGGCCCCTATGGGGAGGCTTACGCGCGCAAGAAGGCCGAATACCTTGCCCGCGAAGGCTGGACGCCAAAGCACGCTGATTTAGCCGCTAGACGCTACATGGAGAAACAGCTTCTGCGCGACCTGTTGGCCGCGTGGCGGCGGGCCACGCTATCTGTGCCTGAAAGGGCCAATGAAGATGTGCCCGCCGACTTACACCGAGATGAGCGGAAGGCCAATCTTGACTTGCCCTCCGGGGCCAGCCAGGGCCTGCCAACCGCTCATGACATCGCCGCCGAATAGGAGAAATCGCAATGTTTGAATGGCAAGATATGGGAACGGCCCCCAAGGACGGGACCAGAGTGCTTGTGGTCTGGGAAAACTTTGAGGGCAAGAAGGAGGTCCGCACAGCGCGGTACTTTCATTGCCAGTACATCACCAATGGCGCGCAAACCGGTGAGTCTAAGAGTTGGGACTTAGACGGTCTTCGCCATGACGCAACCGACAAGCTTTTGGGGTGGCAACTCCCCCCGTCCATCGCCGCCGAATAGCGGCTGAGAGGGGCGGCCAATGATGCCGTGCCGCAAGGCCTCTGGCTGGCTGCCGCCCCTCCATCTTGCACCGCACAACGACGCACCCACAACAGGTTGACATTTCCGGGCATTCGGCCCTAAATAAACCCCACGCGCGGACGGCTCCGGCCTTAACCGCGCAGCGGCGCGTCGAAGAACCGCCCCCATCCCGCCCGGCGCCGCCGAGAGCGGGGTTTTCATACCCTGAAATCCAAGACAACACGGCTGACCTAATGGCCCATAACGTAAGAGACATCCGCTCTCTGGCGCGCACACATACCGCGATGGCCCTGAAGACGCTGGTTGCGATCGCGAAGCAGCCCAAGGCGCCACCTGCGGCCAGGGTTTCCGCGGCTCAGGCGCTGCTTGATCGTGGCTGGGGTAAGGCGGCGCAGCCTGTGACCGGCGAAGGAGGCGAGGGTCCAATCAAGATCCAGAAGATCGAGGTAGAGATTGTCGACCCTGCTGAGGCGTCGTAAGGCGAGGGTTTTCAAGCCGCTCCTGGCGCCGGCTCGCTACAAGGGCGCCCATGGCGGGCGAGGCAGCGGCAAGAGCCACGACTTCGCCGAGAACCTCATCCAGGACTGCCTCGAAAAGCCTGGGATGCGGTCGGTCTGCATCCGCGAGGTGCAGAAGGATCTGAAGGAATCTGCCAAGCTGCTGCTGGAGGACAAGATCCGCCAGTTTGAGCTTGGCGGTGAGTTCCACCCGGTGCAGAGCGAGATCAGGACGCCAGGCGGCGGCATCATCATCTTCCGCGGCATGAACGATTTCACCGCGGAGAGCATCAAGTCCCTTGAGGGTTTTGATAGGGCCTGGGCCGAGGAAGCCCACACGATCACGGCGCGTTCCTGGGAGCTGCTGCGCCCGACCATCCGCAAGCCCGGCAGCGAGATCTGGGCGACATGGAACCCCAGGTCTGCAAGTGACCCGGTGGACGCGTTCTTCCGCGGACCGACCCCGCCGGATAATGCCATCATTGTGCGGGCGAACCACACGGACAACCCGTGGTTCCCGCCCGAACTTGAGGAAGAGCGGCTCTACGACCAGCGCATCTACCCGGCGCGCTACGGCCACATCTGGGATGGTGAGTACGAGCCGCAGGCTGTCGGTGCACTGTGGGACCGCCTGACGATCCACGAGAACCGGCGCGCCGAGGCTCCGCCGCTCACTCGCATCCTGGTGGGCATCGACCCGCCGGTCAGCGCCGAGAAGGACTCCAACGAATGCGGCATCCTGGTCTGTGCCGTTGGCGAGGACGGGCGCGGCTACGTGCTGGAGGATGCCTCCATGCCTGCCGCGCAGCCCGAGGAGTGGGCCAAGCGCGCGATAGCCTGCTACGACCACTTCGAGGCCGACGCCATCGTGGCTGAGGTCAACCAGGGCGGCGAGATGGTGCGCGCCGTCATCCAGGCCGAGCGCAAGGGCGTGCCGGTCATCCAGGTGCGGGCCACGCGCGGCAAGCACGTCCGGGCCGAGCCCATCTCGGCGCTCTACAAGCTGGGCAAGATCAGCCACATCGGCGCATTCCCTCAGCTCGAGAGCCAGCTGTGCCTCTTCACCGCGGCCGGCTACGAGGGCGAGGGCTCGCCTGACCGGGCAGACGCCATGGTGTGGTGCTTCACCGAGCTGTTCCCGAAGCTGACACGGCGAACCAATGACAAGACCAAGCGACCGCAGGCCAATCGAGCCTACAGCCCCCATCGCTGGCGAGCCTGAGGGGCCGCTGAGAGGCGAGGCTGCGCAGCGTGAGGAGTTCCTGGAGGCGCTGGAGACTGCCGAAGCCGCCACGCCCCTGGTGCAGCCTACCGCTGACGAGGCCAGGAATGGCTGGGACGCGGCCTCGCTGACCGCCTATCTGGCCGAGCAGCAGGCGAGCGCGTCCCTTCGCGTCGACCCGCGCAGCACGATGAACCGGCAGGCCAGGCGGCCGAAGCGGCAGAACGACCGCTATCGACCGCTGAGATGGCGCGGATAGCAACCACAGCGTTAGCCAGTTTGGAACTGGTCTAACCTGTCCCGGGCCTAGACCGCATCCTTGCACATCGTAGGTAGAAAATGCTTCACCAGCCCCGCATCCGCGTCGGCGACACGCTGGAGTCCGCCATCTGGCTGACCGGCACTGAGCCGCCCGCGCTTGTCGCGCACCACAAGGCGCAGGTAGAGGCCGCCATCCTGGAGGCCAACGGGCGCAACGGCGTCGTGACGGGGCCTATCCGCTGGACTGAGAAGCTGCCCGGGACTGATCGAGTGGGGCCAGTGCCTGACCACATCGCCGGGCCCGCGGTGCGCCTGCTGGTGGGCGAGGCGGACGTGCTGAACGTGCTGGCGAGCGAGAGCCGCTTCCTCGCCGAGCTGGAGCCCAGCGATCTGCGCCGGCTGCGCAAGATCACCCGCGACGCCCACCGGCTCTGGTGGCAGCGCAACATGCCGGGCCGGCCCTACACGCGGCCGACCGATGACCAGTGCGCGACCCTCATCAATGACCTGGGGCCTGAGTGCGCCCTGGAGGCGCTGCAGAAGGGCTGGACGCGGCTCGCGGGCGACGGGGTGGAGACAGTGCATTGACTATCGAACTATGGCATCTCGCGTTAGCTTTTGGCGTCGGGTTTGTGTCTGGCTGCTATGCGGTGGCGGTCACTGCTATGCACCACGGCTTATTCATGAGCATGAAGGCGCCGAAGATGCCGCCTCCTGCGCCATACATGCCGGACGCCGAAATCCCGTGCACAATGTCGCCGGAGAGGGCGCGCGAAATACTCGCGAAGGGCAGGCCGAAGCCCGGCACCGTTGAATTTTACACGCCGTGAAGGCAATCGTCGTCTTCCATGACCACGGTGACCACTGGCTCGACCGCTTCCTGAAGCCAGGCTTCAAGCACTGCTTCGTCGCCGTCGAGGCGGACGGGCATTGGATCACGCTTGACGGCCGCGCCGGGTTGCCTGTGGTCGAGATCGTCGCGCCGGCCGACTACGACCTTGCCACCTTCTACAGATCGAGAGGATATGCCGTGGTGGAAACAAAGCAGCGCGGGCGCGTCCCGCTCATGCCTTTCGTGCCGGCCAATTGCGTCGGGCTTGTGAAGGGCGTCCTCGCTATTGGAGCCGTTCTGGTGCTGACACCATGGCAGCTCTACACCCACCTGACGCGGGCTGAGTCGCCGGGATTCCAACTTCTGCCTGGCGGCTCCGAGCAGGCGGCGGACAGGCCGGGCGGGGCGACAGTGACTATCGAGCGTCGCAAGAAGGCTACGTCTTTCACGGACTTGAACACGGGCGAGAAGTTCGGCGTCACCATCGACAGGCGCAAGAAGGCCACGAAGTTCGAGGACCGCAGCCCGGACGCGAACCAGCGTGACGGCGGCAAGGGGCCGGCTGGTGATCAGTCCGGCGAGCTAGGCGGCGGCAGCACAAAAAGCGGGCCGCTCAAGAAGGACGACGAGCGGCGTGGCCAGCGCGCTGCGGCCATTCTCGGCAGCGGCGCCGGCAGCGAGGGCATTCGCGACAAGCTGGGCCGGTCGGGACGGCGTGGCGTCGGCAAGAGCCTAGGCTGAGGAGAGAACCCATGCAGCTATTGCCCGGCAAGAGCATTTTCAGCCCGCCCAAGCCGAAGGCGGTGACGCCGCCGCCGGCCGCCCAGCCTGTCGAGCGCGACGACCCGGCCGTGACGGATGCGCGTGAGAAGCTGCGCCAATCAGAACTCAAGCGGCGTGGCCGTGCTGCCACCATCCTGACCGGCCAGCTTGATGACGAGCTTCTGCTTGGCCGTCCGGCGGCGGGCGGCGGCGGCGGAAACCTGGGTTAGGAGGACGGCATGGCAACCCTGCAATACACGGTCTTCAACACTGCTGGCGCGACCGCCAACGGGCCGGTGCTGACTGAGGGTGTCATCACCATCGGCGGCACCTCTGCGGCGGGCGCCATCATGGATGCGGCTGGCGGCAACAAGGCGCGCCGGGTCCGCATCGCGGTCGACACCGACTGCTGGGTCACCTGGGATGCGGACCCGACTGCCATCAATGACGGCACCGAGGGCCGCATGATGTTCGCCGGATCCTGGGAGTACGTCGAAATCCTGGCGAACGAAAAAATCGCCTGCATCGAGAGGGTCTGACAATGGTAGGAAAGATGGGTGGCGGCTTGCCCGCCGGGGCCAGCGATGCCGAGCACAAGCTGATGCTGTTCGCGTCTGTCGTGGCGGACCCGCAGGGTTTTGCGGAGCGCGTGAAGCAGTACAGCATCGCCCGCGTGGCCTGCGAGACCCAGGCCAAGGAGTCGGCCGCGCGGCTGAAGCAGGCGACTGAGGCCGAGAGCAAGCTGAAAGCGGCTGTAGCTGAGTTCGAGCAGCGCGTCGCGGCCGAGAAGCAGGCGCTGGACGAGCGCCGCACCGCACTGGATGAGCGTTCGAGCGCCCTTTCCGAAGAGATCGCCGCGCTCCAGTACGCCGGTGTATCGGCTAAGGCGGAGGCGGATAAGCGAACGGATGCCCTGGACGCGCGAAAGGCTGCCGTCGAGACCCGCGAGGCAGACGTCACCAGCCGCGAGGACGCCGTAAAGCAGCGCGAGACCGCCGCCTCAGCCGCCCAGGAACGGGCGGACGCCCAGAAGGCCGAGTACGAGGCCAAGCAGGACAAGCTGAAGCAGGCCATGGGATGACGATCATGCGCTTTCTCTTCGCCCTCCTGGCCATTCTCGGCATTGCCTTCGGCGTCAACGGGCACGCCCACGCGCAGGGTACCGATACGTGGTCCTGCTCGGGCGATGTGACGGTCCCGGCCGGCACGGCTGATACCGGCTTCACAGTGCCGCTGAGCTGCGCGCGCACCTTCACGCCACCGCCCGACAACCCGCCCACCGTGGCGAACCTCTCCGCGACGTGTGACGAGGAAGTGGCGTGCTCGGGCGACATCGGCGCTGCGGACGATAACGGCTTCGTGGTGTCCTGGGGTGTGGCTCCGGGCGTCTTCATCGGCAATGCGGACGGCTCCTGGTCGTGGCAGACGGTGGACGGCGACGGACTGGCCACCTACGGCATTCCGGGCGAGGTCAGCGATGGCGTGAACCCGCCCGTTCCCTTCACCCTGCAGGTGACGGTCAACGACACCGTTCAGGCTCCTCCGCCTCCCGCTGGCAATCTCCAAGCCATCCTCGACATGCCGGCCGGCTCCTGGCTGGCCTACGGTGTGCCGTGGTCTGACTTGCAGGATAGCGGGGAGTTGCAGAGCCTTCGCGACAACTGCGGCATCCTTCTGAGCAAGGTCATCACCGCTTGGCAGGGCAATGCCTTTGATGGCACGTCCTTCTGGAACTTGGCTGGCCCTGGTCATGGCGACGGCTGCTTCAACGGCATCCTGCGTTATGACCTGGACACTGGCCTACCCGAGGTGGCTGTTCCCCACATGCCGCTCAATATGCCGGTCTGTTGGGGTCCGTTCACCAAGGCGAATGGCGAGCAGGACTGCTATTACGAGCCCTACGCTTCCGCCACTCCTGCGCCGATCTGCTCCACGGTGAGCGATCCAAACTGCGGCGGCATTCCGTTGCAGGACCGCCTTGATGCGGGGCTGTCCGTGCTCTCCCTGGACGCCATTGCGGCGGAGACGGAAGGGCAGGAGACCTTCGGCGCCTTCCTGCGCCCGCGGTCCTCTCACGACTACAACAACACCCTTTTCCTGGATGGCTACGTCTACCTGATGACCGGGCAGACTTACGGCGGCATCCGGGCCGATGCTCAGGTGTGGCGCTTCGCGGTCACTGACCCGGCTGGCACATTGGAGCGGCTGCCGAACCGCTGGAACGCGGCTGCTGGCGAGCCCTACGGGAACTATAACGCAAACCTCGTGGCCATCCCCGGCAGGCTCCCGCTGATGTTCAGCGGACAGCAGGTCTGCGAGGCAGACATGGTGCAGGGCCTCTACACCTGCGCGTCGCACCCGATCAACGTTCCCAATACCGCTACACTTATTTGGGATGAAGAGCGGCAGGGCATCTGGGCGATTGCGCCCCAGTTCGATCAGCTCAACTTCCTGCGTGAGACGGCGGGCGTTTGGGATGAAGACCCTGCGCTGAGCGTGACCGATCTCAGGCTGTCTGGGTCTGAGATTGGCCGCGCGGGCATTTGCCTCGTCCCCACGGCTGCGGGCACCAACCCGGTGCTATGGGGCACCAATGCCACGCTGCTGCGTTGGGATGGGACAGCCCTGGTGGAAGTGACGGGGCAGACCGGACAGCCGGCGACGGTCTCCAGCGCGGTGATGAACAAGTGGCGCTGGAATGACGACCTCGGCGTCTGCCTTGGCCTGACTCAATGGGACAGAGGCGTAGATGCGTGGCGGCCTGACTTCTCCAACTGGGAACAGGCCGGCGATCCTCCGCCGCCCGATCCCGACCCGCAGCCGGGCACATGGCCGACCTTCGCGGGCCATACCGTGGCACCCATGGCGGTCACGATCTCTGCCTGGGACGAGCCAGCGACGCTCCAGCCCGAGGCGCCGGACCTTGCTGCGCTCTGCCCCGATCCCTGGGCCGAGATCCACATCACCGAGCCGTATGACTCTGCGACATTGAAGGCGCAGATCAGAACGCTGGCGCGGGGCACAACTCCCAATGTCAGAGTCTATCTTCATGCCCTCCCTGATGGAGGGGTCTATCCAAATGGGTTCACGTTCGATGAAGTGAAGTGCTCAGAGCTTGTGGGCGTTCCAGACACCAGCGGCAATCGCCCGAAGATAGCGTCTGGGATTGGCCCTGGGCAGACCGGCATCATCGCCCGAGGCGTGGATATGCAGGGCGCGACCATCGGATGGTGGGGCAATGCGCCGGTGAACCAGTATATCCGCTACATCGTGCTGCACGACATGGGCATCAGCGCCAGCGATACTTTCTGGGGTGTGGCCAACTCATCGGCTCCGCATACCTACCTGGAGATGGCTGGCAATCGCTTTGGCGGCCTGACAAATGGCCACCTATTCTACCTGGAGCGCTCCATCGGAAATCTGGTCGCGGTGGGGAACGTCTTCGAGGGCTCTGGCACCGGCAAGCACGCTTTCAAGAACCTGGCGCACCGCACGCGCCTGGAGGGCAACGTCTTTTCCAACGTGGGGATCGACGGCCAGCCCTTGGCTATCAGCAACAATGGCGACGACATCATCGGCCAGCCGCCGCTTGACCTCTACCTCTGCACCGAGACGGTATTCCGCAACAACACTGTGATTTTCCGCACAGCCAATATCGGGCGGGTCTTCGTCCTCTACCGGGGGCGCAACGCCTGGGGCAATTGCAACAAGGGTGAGCGCCTCGCGGATGGTTCGTGGGAAATCTGGCGGCCGGAGAGCGTCGAGTATGACGACCCTGTGCGGTGGGCGGCCATCCAGGCGGCCCTGGCGGACTTCGACCAAGGTTTCCAGGCCGCTTTCGACAATCCAACTCTGTTCGCCCACATCAACGACAGCAACACCTACATCGCCTTCAATGCCGCCCTGACGGGGGATGGGGTGGTCATTGACGACACGCGGGCCGCGCAGATGGAAAGCCTGCGCCCGATTGCCAACAATGCCCTGGAGGCCGACATCATCGGTGATGCCGCCGCCCTGGCGACTTCCTGCGAGGGCGACGAGACCTGCTTCCTGGCCGGGGCGAGCGAGCGCGTGCGCTACGTGTACGACCACATTGACCCGAATGCCCGTCCGCTGTTTTACGATCGAGGCATCCCGCCCAACGCTGTGCCGATCCAGGCCCCTGCCGAGTGGGTGGAGCGTGCCGGCATGTTCTGGGGTGGGCAGACCTACATCACCTGCGACGGCCCCGGGTTGGACTGCGCGGTGACTGGAGATCGTGTCTTGCAAGCATCGCCGCTGCCTTGGGATGACGTGCAGGTAGCGCATCCGCAGCGCGTGATCTTACTACAGTAGGGGCGGTTCCTTGCCGTTCCGCCGCTCAGCCTTGGACGGGCGCACCCACCAGAGCCAGACAACCGCAACAGAAATGGCTGCTAGGACAAGAAAGTCGATCATTTTCACTCCTCCCAGAGTGGAGCCTAGCAACCTGGGAAGAGTCCGCAAAGCCACTATTTCGAGTGGGAATGGTTAATGGCCGTAGCATTTGACGCATTCACGGCGGGCGATACTGGAGTTGGCTCATTCACCGTAAGCCATACGCCGGTAGGCACGCCTAGGGCAGCGATTGCGCTGGTCAAGTATACCACGCTGACAGGCGCCGTGACCTACGGCGGCGAAGTTATGACGCTGGTCAACGGCGATGCGCTGGCGGGTCCAAGTTCAGCCAATCTTGCTGTTTATTTCCTTGGCTCCGGCGTCCCGACCGGTGCGCAGGATTGCGCGAACGCCGACAGTACAGGGGCCCATATAGGCGTCATCACCCTGACGGCGGATAGCGATACCGAGGTCACGGCTTTTGCTGACATTCCTAACGCAGCGGCAAGCGGGGATGTAACGGACACCTTCGACGTTGGCGCGGTAAGTGCGTTCGTTGCCGAGCTTTTTGCGCAAAACGGTAACGGGATCGGTAATGCCACGCCCCTGGCGGGTTGGACTGACCGAGAGGAAACCGACGAGGGCGCGTTTACAAGCGGCGACTACACCCTGGACGCCCTGAGCACTGGCGTCACAACGTTCGGCCTCAACATTACCAATGAGGAAGAAGTGGCGGTCAGGGCTGTTGCGGTTGCTGAGGTGGCGGCTGGGGGCGTGGTGGTCGGCTCCGGTCTGACGACTGGCCTAAAGCTTGAAAGGCGGAGGCTGGCAGCATGACTATGCATCTGGGCCATGTGCCGGCCGGCTCGACGCTCTACATCCCGTTTGCGTCCTACGACAGCAACGGCGCGAGCGTGACCTTGACCGGGCTGGCTACCACTGACATCGAAATTTACAAGGATGGCTCGGTAACGCAGCGCATCTACACCACCGGGTATACACTGCTTGATACGGATGGCATCGACCTTGACGGCATCACCGGCATCCACGGGTTTTCAATCGACCTGTCCGACGATACCGATACCGGCTTCTACGCTGTTGGTTCGCAATACTGGGTAATTGTGAGCGCCGTCACAATCGACGCCCAGACGGTGAATTTCATCGCCGCTACGTTCCGCATCGTGCCTGCTGAAGCCTCTGCTGGCGTGCCTGACGTGAACGTTGCCAGCATCGACGCGAACGCGATCACCGCAACGTCCATCGCTGCGGATGCCATCACGGCCGCCAAGGTGGCCGCTGACGTGCATGCCGAGGCGGCGGATGCTGTGTGGAATGAAGTTGTCAGTGGACACCAGACCGATAGCACCTTCGGCAAGGCCTTCGATGGGGCTGTCACGGCTACCGGCGTGTGGATCGCAGACGTTACCGAGGGAACGCTTACCAATCCCACTGCCACGTTTGCAGACGCAAATTGGGATGAACTGCAGAGCGCGCATGTCGGGGCCGGCACCTTTGGCGCGATTGCAACGGAGATTGCGTCGATCCTGGTGGACACGGGAACGACGCTAGATAACAAGCTAGACGACCTCGCATCTGACGTGTCCGCCATACTGACTGACACCGGAACCACGCTGCCCGCGACGCTCGCCGCACTGAACGACATTAGCGCCGCAGACGTGAATGCCGAGATGGTGGACGTGATGGAGACAGACACCCACGCGCAGCCGGGACAGGAAGCGCCTGCAGCTACGACCTCCTACAGCCTCATGATGCGCTACAACTACAAGATGATGCGGAACCGCAAGGAGCAGACGGCCACGACCTTCTCACTCTACAACGATGGGCAGACGGCGGTTGACCAGAAGTCCGCCGTGAGCGACGACGGCACGACGGCTGTCCGGGATGAACTGGCGACGGGGCCGTGACGCATGGCTGTTGATACCCTCCTCAAGCGTTTCACCATGCTGCAACTGGCCGGGGAGCCCGCCTCCATTCCGCCCATGGTGCGGTTCACGAACGGGCCGCTTGGTCCGTCTGCTCGCCAGATGGCGCTATGGCTGTACACCGGCATTGCGCTGGCCGAGCCTTCTGCGCCTGGTGCTGCCGGCTCTCAGGATTCCAACTGGCTCCGCCAGGCCGCCGGCCGGCTGATGAGGTAATGAATGGCTGATCGCATCACCGACATCCTCTCCCGCTGGCGCGACCTTCAGGGCCGGCGCTCCCTGTGGAACCAGCACTGGGAAGACCTCGCGCGCGTCCAGCTGCCGCGGCGCCTCGGCTTCATCACCCAGGTGATCGAAGGTGATCGGCGTACCGAAGACCTCTATGACGGGACCTCGATCCAGTCGGCGCGCGACCTCGCCAACGCGATGGGCGGCATGCTGCGCCCCGAGGGTGAGCCGTGGTTCTTCCTGCGTTCGGTCGAGGACGCCGACATGAGTTCCGACGAGGCCAAGGAGTGGCTGGCCGATACCGAGGGCCGGCTGCGCGATGCCTTCGACGACCCGCGCGCCCGCTTCCGGCAGGCCACCGGTGAGGTGGACATCGACCTTGTGGTGTTCGGCACCGCCATCATGGGTATCTTCGAGCAGGTCGGCAAGAAGGCCCTGCTGTTCCAGTCCTGCCACCTGAAGGACGGTATTCCAATCTTCGGCGAGGAAGGCAACCTGGAGGGCATGTTCCGCTCGCGCATGTTGACGCTGCGCCAGGCCGAGGCCCGCTTTGGCCGGGACAAGCTTGCTGAGGCGACGCAGAAGCGGCTCGACGACAAGGCCATGCCTGACGAGAAGATCGAGTTCCTCTTCGCAGTGCTGCCACGCAAGGAAGGCCGGGCAGGCGCCAGCCTTGCCCGCAACCTGCCGATCGCCAACATCGTGATCGAGGTGGAGACCAAGCACGAGGT